TCTACTTGGTCTAACTCTAAATAAAAATGATGAATAAATTTGAATAATATTTTTACAATGATTATCACATGGAGTGTTTGCAAGTCTTTGATTGAACTCGTTATCTAATTCTAAATTATATCTGTTAAGATATTGACCTATCATATAATCATAACCACCATTATATGATCTTATGTAATACTGCCAATTAGTAACTGTTTCTTGATAATCTGTATGAAGTTCTGTAATTGAATCTCTGTTATATGCCATAGTCTATTTCATTGTCCATCTTGTCGGTTTAGAATAAATACCCTGTGTAGTCAATGGTCTTATATAATCAATCATATATCCGATTGAATCATTCATGTGGTCAAAACCATCTTCTTTGTCAGGAATATTTGTATTCTCCTTATAAATTTGCCTTGTCAAACCTTTTACAATAATTTTACACAAATGTGAAACAAAAATATGTCTAACTCCATTTGAATCTTTGAGTTTTGAATTTACAGCATTGACTCTATCTCGTATTGCTGGGTGCTTATGTTTGACCTTAACTTTGAATCCAGCATTTTGTAAAATTGATAAATCAGTTCTTCCACCAGCAGATGTTTTTCTTTGTCTAGAAGCTGGGTCAGGATATATAAATATAGGAATTTTTGTTCCATATCTATCTCTTATTTCTTGCACCATTTCGTCTGTATTGCTTGAATAAATAACTATTTCATCTAAAAAATAAATTTTATCTTTTTCTATTTGTGCAACACAAGCTGACATTGGGTCTACGTTAAAGTCCATTCCTATATGTAAAGGTTTAGTCCAATCTATTTGTCTTTTAACTACATTATCAACAGGGTGGAAATTGTAATAAACACTTCCAGCATAGTTTTCAAATGTACCCTCAAACTCTTGTCTAAAAGTTCTAATATCAATATCTTGTTTAGCTTGTTCTATTTCTTCTTCTGTAACCATACCACCTTGAATAGTAGTATATTGGTAACTAGCCCATTCATCATCTTGCTTTCCTTTAAGATACATTTCATAACTCCAATTACCATAACCTTTAGGAGTTCCACACATTAAAACACTTCCAAGAGTATCAGAAACAGATGCTCTTAATACTTCAAACCATGCTCGTTTATCTATATCTGCAAACTCATCTAATATTAAAAAGTTAATACCTGAACCTCTTAATGAGTCATAGTTGTCTGCACCCTTTAATGAGATTGTACTATTAGATTTTCTTATCGTAATAGTCATTGTAGTTTCGTTAATATCTTCTATCCAATTAAACTGATTAAGCATTTCTTTTAAACTAGCCCATGCAATCTCTTTAGCCATCTTAAATGTTGGTGCTACATACCATATTTTTTGGTTTGGTTTAGATGCGTATTTCATCATCTCTGTTATACAAAGATATGTTTTACCAAATCTACGACCACTTATAAGAACTCTAAATCTTGCTTGACTAGATGATACTTTAAGTTGGGGTTTTGTCAGTAATATTTTCATTACAAAAATAAGTAATATATAATTTATCCTTATTTAATTTTTCTTCCATTTTTTCAGCATATGCAATAGTTAATTGACTTCCACCAATAACACAATCCGACCATGTTTTAAATTGTCTATCAACTGTCATGGTATTATTACAAAAGCCTGTAATTGCAGAGCAGATACTAAAGGCTAATATATAGTGCATTACTGTAATGGGTTTTTATTAGATTCTTTTATTTCAGATATTTCTAATTTTAAAACCTCTATTTCTTTTTGTAATATTGCAATAGCTGTTTGATCTTTATTAATATTTAATCTGTTATCAGTTATTTCAAAACTATTAGTTTCAATTTCTTGTTTATTAGATTCTACTAATTCAACTGAAACAATATCTAATGACTTTGATGCTTCTGTTAATTGTTCAATAGAAGATTCCATTTTTGCAAACTTTGTAAATCCAGCACCAATAGATGCAATTAATCCTAATACAACTACTATATTTGTTAGATTGTCTTGTATTTTTTTAACCATTTTTTAACTCCTGTATCTCTAAAAGTAATATATTCTTTTGATACTTTATTTCGTTTAATTTTTTTATCTTAACTTCCATTATATCATTATCAGTATATTTAACTAAATCAACATTTGCATATATAGACCTATTATCAAATATCTCTATCTGATTCAAATAAATATCTTTAGGTTTATAAAACTCGGTATTATTATAAGCAGATAAAGATACTTGGTCATTCTGCATAGCATCTAATTTAATGATATTTTTAATCTGTAAATTCTTGGCACTATCTTTTATCTGTTCATCTACTTTAGCCATAATCTTATCTATTTTAGGTTTGTTTGTTTTCTTTTTTGCTACTTTTGTTTTAATCTCTTTTTTAGGTGCTTCTTCAGTAGATTCTTTAACCATTTCTTTCTCTTGTATTTCTTCTTCTTTTTCTTCAACAGCTTCTTCAGGCATTTCTTCTATTATCTCTGCTGTCATTTCTTCTTTAGCTTCTTCTATAATTTCTTCAGTAATAATTTCTTCTTCTGGCTTTTCCTCAATCATAGTTTCTTCCATAACCTCTGGCTTCTCCTCTATAATCTCTGGTTCTTTTTCTGGCATAGATACAATCTCAATAAATTCTTCTACTTCAAATACTTCTTCTAATTTAGGTTCTTCTTTAATCTCAAATGTAAATTCTTCTTCTAATTTTATTTCTTTAAATGTTTCTTCTTGTAATTCCTCAAAGACATTATTTATTTCTTCTATTATTTCGTTAGATATAACTTCATCATCATAAGTCATAGTAACAACTATATTATCTAAATTTGCACCACCTAGATTAGAGGGTGCGTTAGCATCTGTTCCAGCTATATTTAGATTACCAAGATTAGAGTCTTGTCCATTGTATATAAGTCTATCTGTAAAGTTAGCACCATTGATTCCTGTTACATCTGTTCTAATAGTAGTGTTTGTGGCAAGTACATTACCATTTGAATCTTTTATTTTTAATGTAATTGTAAATGAGTCTGCATTACCAGAACCACCCCAACAACCAGCTACTCCACATTCTCCATTTTGTACTTCTACTGTGCTATTGAGAGTAATACCATTATCTAACATATTTTGATTTATAGAATTAGTAGTTAAATTAAACTGTTGTTCTATTGACCCACTATCTCCAAACTCTAAATCATAGTTTGATGATACACCATTAAGTTCACAGCAATCATTTAATACTTGGACATCTCCATTAGTAGTCCAGCCATTAGCATTTCCTGTTTCAAAGTTGCCATTAGTTATTAAATTATTTGTTGTTTTTTCTTCTGCTAAACCAACTGAACTTGCAAACCAAGATAACATTAACCATATAAAACAACCTAAAATTAAATAAACCCACCATCTCATTTTAATATAAGTTTTTTAATTGATTTTTCTCCCATGTATATTTCTGTTTCTGCCATTGATTTAATACATTGATATTCCACACTTTTAGAATTATTACCACGCATAGCAACTCTTTTACCTTTTAAACATTCACTCATTGATGGTTGTATTCTATGCTCAGTAATTTCTCCATTAACAATCATTAATAATCCTACCACTAACTCAACCATGACCATTACCATTTGCTCTAACTTTGTCTTTTAATTTCTCAATATCTTCTAATGCTTTTGATAATTGTTTTTGTATAAATTCTATATTAACTTTATTGTGCATCATATCTTCTATTCTTACTTCTATCTTTTCCACTGTTTTATATAAATCCTCTAATAACATAAACTGCTCTTGGTCGGTTGGTTTCTGTTCACTTTTTTTAAGTAAATCAGCTTCAAATAATTCTCTTGATGTTTCTAAACTTGTTAATCTGGCTGTAACCTCTGTATAAGCAAAGACTCCCATAGCAACAGCAATTACTATACCAATCATATTTTTAACAGGCATACTAACTGATGTGTTTTCGTTTATTTTCATCTTGTATGTAATTCTAATTTTTTAGATTCTTCTTTTTGTATTTTCTTATCTATCACTTTTCTTTTTTTAATTCGTTTTACATATGTTTCATAATCTGGTCTTTCGTGATCGTATTTATTCCATAGTGCTAAAGCATTTTTACCTATTTTGCCATCTATCGGACAAGGAGTTCCAGCATTAATCATGGCTTCAAATACTCGTTCATCTTGACATAATAAAGCAACAGAGCCTACTTTCATTCCAAAATCATATAATACTTTTGCTAATTTAATTCTTTCACAATTCATATCTCTATTAGTCTTTCCACCAGATACACCTATACCAAATGTTTGTACTCCAGCAGATACTCCTGTTGCACAGACATCTTGGCTTTGTGCAGAGAATGATGGTGCAGATGCGGTAGGTGGTGCTGATCTAATATTAGAGTTTGATGTAGAGTTGGTTGTAGTATTTGATGATGACCCTGATTGGTAGGTTGTAGTCGCAGTAGATTCGTAACCACCCTCTATTGCAGTATTAGAACCTGATACATTTGATTGAGTAGAACC